GTATGTTGGCTATAAACAACTTATGCCAGAGTATAGAGACTGCAACGACTTTAAGTTTAAAAAAACAGACATTGAACATGACAAGAGTCAGGTTAGTTTAAACCTACAGGCTTTGTGGCAAGACCTATACGATGTTAAGCTGCCTGCAGTTCAAGATTATTCAAGAATGTATAACATTAACAACTTAAAATATTGGGAAGCGTTTAACTTTATTAAATACGGCCCTGGCCAGCACTTTATGGAGCACCACGACCACGGGTTTTCCTACAACTGTACTGTGTCTTTAGTTTCATACGTCAATGATGACTATGAAGGTGGGGAATTGTATTTTAGACTTCAAAACTTAAAGGTTAAGCCAGAGGCTGGAGACCTATTTATTTTTCCATCAAACTTTATGTACCCACATCAAGCAATGCCAGTAACCTCGGGAACTAAATACTCTATTGTGACAATGCTTGATTACAGCAAAAAGTTCCACACCCCAGAGATGTACAGCGCAGACTTAGACTAATGTTTAATATCTCAGTTGAAAAAATGCAAGGGGCCTTGTTTAACATTCAGCCTATGTCAATTAAAAGAGACTGGATGGACGCAACAGCAGAAAACCATGCGTACAGATGTTTCCCAGTAACACAAGCAAATGTCGTAGGATGGAGCCTCTCTTGTTCTCAAGATATTGAGTTTATTTGGGATGGAGTAACAGATGCAACACCCGAGCACGTTCAAATCTTTAGTCCTGAAGGGGCTTACTCTGGAAGAGGACAGTCGTCTATTAGTTTAAACACCGGTTTAGTATTTAAAACAGACGAGGAGACAAGTCTCTTTACTATAAACCCAGTTAATTACTTTAGTGAATATTTTGAAACAATGTCTAGCATGATAAGTACATCCTTTTACGGGAACCCCCTTCCCCTATCCATTAGGGCAAAAAAAGCAAACGAAAAAGTAGTAATAAAAGCAGGGACCCCCTTAGCAACAATTATACCTATATCTTTAACTAACTTAAACAACAGTACTATAGAAATTTTTGACTATAAAGATGAAAATGGTTTAAGGGATAAAGCAAATAGGTCTTATGGGGCGGCCACACAGGCACTAATAACTACTGGTAAATGGACTGACTGGTATAGAGATGCCGTAAATGAAAAACAAGAGTCTTTAGGTAATCATGAAGTAAAGGTTTTAAAGCTTGACGTAATAGATAAAACAAAAAGAGATACACTATGAGCATGGAACAAAATAAAGATTTGTATACCGTGGCAAAAAGAACGCCGTCTATGACCCCATCTGGCTGGTTTGGAGATAGCAAAGACATGATTGTCGAGCTAGAAAACTTTATGACTCAAGAAGAGATAGAGTTTTTAGAAAAAGCCGCCAAGTCGCTAACAATTTGGGACGTGACGCAAAGCCATACAAATGAAAATGGCACCGTTACCTACGACTCAGACTATTGGAAAGATAGGGTTGCAACTCAACCAACCTTAGATAAAAATGACCCAAAGATATCCCCAGTAATTGCGGGGCTCTTCCAACGCCTAAGGCCAATTATTGAAGAGTTTTATAAGGTAGAAGTTGTTCCGACTGGTACGACTATTGTTAAATGGCTTCCTGGGCAGTTTCAAAACCCCCATGCGGATAAAGAACTTCACGAGGGCCCTGACGCGGGAACACCTAACGACTTCCCAAACTATGACCTATCAAGTTTGTTTTACCTAAACGACGACTATGAAGGCGGAGAACTATACTTCCCCCTACAGGGCGTGCAGTTTAAGCCTAAAAAAGGTGCCGCTTACTTCTTCCCAGGGGATAAAAACTATATCCATGGGGTTACTGAAATCAAAAGCGGCTTAAGATTTACGTGCCCTTTCTTCTGGGAAATTACAGCGCATACAGGGGATAGAAAACCGTAATGACGGGGTACAATAAAACATATGAAATCAATTTACGATATCCCGCTTAACTCGGCTGAGGGTTCTCCTGACTTCTTAAGTCAATTTAAGGGTAAAGTCACCCTACTGGCTAATACAACCGTAGGCTGTGGTAACGCTAATCAAATGGAAGTTCTTCAATGGCTTCAAGATAAGTACGGTGGAGATGATTTCCAAATTATTGCTATCCCTACCAATGACTTCTGTGGACCAGGAGTTACTAAGGGTAAGTGGTCTGAAGGCATTACCTGTGGTTTAGACTCACAAGAATATGGTCAAGAAGTCTACGGAACCACGTTTAAGTTCTCAGAGATGGTATCGTCAAACCCAAATGAGAGTGCTACTGAGCTTAGCCCCCACAAGGGAAATAGCTCTGTAAACGGCTTAGGTCAACCAAGAAAAGAAACGCACGAGCTATATAAAGAAATAGCCGAGCAAATGTTTGCGTACGCCGCAAAACAAAAAGAACTTGGTATTCCAGACAGAGATGGTTACCTGTCGCCTTGGCTAAATCAACCTGTAGCTAATGGCGCAATGCAGGGCGGAAACTTTGAAAAGTACCTTATTGATAGAGATGGGTATGTAGCAAACTGGTTTCAATGCACAGTATTAAACTACGATATTGAAAAGACACTAAAAGAAGACTTAATAGCTAAAGGTACACCTGCCTCTCTGGGAGAGGGCAGAACCACAGAAGTGTTTAATGAAGAGTACGCCCTTGTTCAACAGGAAATAGAAAAGCTTATTGCTGGAGATAAATCCCTTATAAATAACTAGACGGAGTAAAGGCACAATGAACCTAGCGAACAAAAAAAGACTAACAAAAGACATAGTTGTTTATGAGAACTTTATAAGCAAAGAAGATTGTAAAAAAATGATTCAAGCCCTAGATGCTCAAGCAGACAGCGGAGCAATCTCTTGGATGCCAATATCATTCTATGAATCATACTCTTCAGTTTTGCCACAAGATAACGCCCAAGAGGTTATTGATGCTGGGCTATCTCCAACCATATTTTCAGATATTGAAAAGGCAATGCCAGAAGCAATTGCTTCCGTACACGACCTTGACCCAAAAACAATTTGTAAAATTGGGTACCACACACAGAAGTGGGAGCCAGGAGCATACGCAAGAATTCACTCTGACAACACAGACGCTGAAGGAAACTCAGGTGCGTTTACAAGAAGCCGCTACGCAGGGTTTCTATATCTTAACGATGATTTTGATGGTGGGCTTTTACGGTTCCCAACACAAAATTTAGAGATTAAACCAGAAGTTGGAATGCTTGCTGTATTTGATGGGGGCTTCAACAACATGCACGAAGTCTCTCTTATCACAGGCGGGGTCAGATACACCATTGGGTCTTTCTGGGATGATAGAGAAGAGTCAGCGTATCCACAAGAGGTGCGAGATGCATGGGCCGAAGAAATGAAGGCCACTAGAGCGCAACAAGAGATTGAACGAGCAGAGTGGCAAGACTTGCTTAAGCAAGGTTGGAAGCTGGACGCTTCTGGAAACAAATATAAAGTAGAAGAGCTGTAAATGAGCATCTTTTTAAAAAAAGAGTTTGAAAATAACGGATATATTGTTGAAGTTTTACACGAGGGTGTTCTGTCAGTAGATAATTTTCTAGACGACGAAGAACTGCAAACAATTTTAAAAATAATTGAAACCACCCCTAACGAAGAGTGGTCAGTAGAATATACAAGAAACCTTGCTCTATTTTGTATGGAAAAATTTGGAAGGGAAGACGTAGACAACCTTGTTGCTGAAGGAAAGTTTGAAATAACTGCGGGCTGGGAAGATAAAAACTTAAGGATGGTTAATGAGCCAATAAGCAGAACTATTCAAGACAGACTTAACAACCTGGTTCAACTTGCAGACCCTACCTTAGAGCTTGCTGGATTTGGAACGCTGCAAAGAATGCAAAGTGGTGTTGAACTAAAGGCTCACACAGACCAAACTACAGACCCATCTATAAGATATGCCGCCATACTATATCTTAATGACGATTATAAAGATGGAACTTTGTTTTTTAAAAATAAAGAGCAATCAGACATAAAACCAAAACCAAAAACTTTACTTATTTTTCCAGGCACTGAAGAGTATGAGCATGGAGTAAGACATGTAGGAGATGGCCCTATTAGGTATGTTACAGTGGGATTCATTAAAGAAAAAAATCACTACGAAAAAAATAAGTACTAAGGAGTATACAAATGAATAGAGAAATACTAGACCCAAAAGCGTACTACTATACGGATGCTATTGAGGACTTTGATACCTTTAAAAAGGTTTGGAAAGAGCTAGACACTCTTGAGCAATATCCAGATTCTGGGGTAAATGTTTGGAACCCTTGGACTTCTTCTAACGATGCCTCTTTTATCTATGGAGAAACAAAGACTTTTGATATTGATGCAATACATCGGCTTAGTCCAATCTTTTCTCCGCATTCAGCCGAAGTAGCGGAAAAAAGTAAATATATTTACAACGCTATTATGACCACAATGTACAATGTTTGCAAAGATTACGCCTCTTCTTTGGGCGATTTTGATGAGCCACGTCTTTTTCCAACTTTTAACATAAAGAAATACAATACTGGAATGGGCATGGGCGCACATTTTGACCAGCTAGACGGGGATAAAACTTTAAGATATTCATTAGTAATGTACTTAAACGATGACTGTGAAGGCGGCGAAATCTCTTTTCAGTTAAAAGATTATGATGGAGGATGGACTAGCGCTGATGGTTTTTCTAAAGGGTCAGCTCCAGCTGTAGATTTAGACTATGACGTGTCTGTTGCAAATAAGGCAATTGATTTTGGGCTAAAACCAAAAGCAAATAGCGTTGTCATATTTCCAGCATTTCCACCATATTTCCATACAGCACACACTGTAAAGTCTGGGTTTAAATACATGATTCCTGGTCACTGGATTCATAACAACATGGAGCTTAATAAGAACCAGGGTATGTAGTTGAAAACAGCAATTGTTACTGGAGCAAGTAAGGGCGTAGGCCTAGCAACAGTCAAGCGTCTATCCGAAAACGGATACAAGGTTATTGCTGTTTCAAGAGACCTTTCCAAAGTATCTAAGCTTGTATCTGACAACGTTGAGGTATACAGCCTAGATGTAACAGACTCCAAAGCAATAGAGGGCTTTTTTGAAAAGTATAAAGATATTACTTTAGACCTTTTGGTTAATAACGCTGGTGGTGGTTCTGGCCCAACTAACATTATTAATGAAACCATGGATAACTTTAGACGAGCCTACGATATAAACGTATCTGGGCCTATGTATCTTTCTCAACTATTTGTACCCTGTATGGAAAAGTCAGACTCCCCAACAATTGTTTTTATTACCTCTTTTGGAGGTAAGGTGCCGTATCGCGGTGGAGGAAACTACACAAACGCCAAAAGGGGTGAGCGCGGGTTAATTGAAACGATGAGACTTGAATTTCCTCAATTTGGAATTAAAATTACAGAAATTTGTCCAGCAACTATTGATACTCAAGAACAAAAACGAGACCAAGCCTTAACCGCAGAGGATTTAGCAGAAGCTATTTACTGGGTGGGGTCGCTACCAAGTCACGTTAATATAAATGAAATTGAGCTTTGTCATATAAATAGTAGTAAGTACTAACCTTGTATGCCTAAAGATATTCCTAAAATAATTTGGCAAACACATAACTACCTGTATGAAGAGTTGCCAAAACATTTAAAGCAAGTAACACAGACCTGGATAAATTTAAATCCAACCTGGGAGTACAGGTACGTTAATCATATAGATAGGGAAGAGTTTGTAAAAACGGAAG